CTCGTTTAAGTTGGTCAGTACATATCCATGAAATTACATCTTCTTTACTGGAAAAATGGAGTCTTTTTATTCGGAAAGGAATACTGTGTTTACGAAATAATTCATATGCTTCTATGCCATTAATGACAATACCATTCCAGGTGCAGATGGGGGTATGATAGGAATGACATAATATCTGTTGTTCAAGTTGTTTATAATCTTTTTCACCGAGATATTGATACAAATTGGTGAATTCTAGTTTTGTTTTTAATGTATATATACTATAATTGCGCATACTCATCTCCAATTATTTCTGATTTGAATTCTGTTTGTGGCAGTTTTGTGATGATGTTATCCATGGAAAATAGAGCTATTTTCTTATTTGGGTAAATATTGCCTTCTAAACGGAAAATGTTAAATTTCTCCCAAGAAAGGTTAAGCTGGGAAAGTGAATATAGTAATTCTCGGCTGTATAACTCATAACTGTTACCATTGATGACAAAATAATCCTTAACTTTATGTGCCAATTTATCCTCCGCACAACTAGCCTTTATACCTATCATTTTTTGATCAGGATTAACAAGAAGTTGAATATATTCTGGGTTACCAATTTGACGGAGTGTATTGCGGTGGATTCGTATACGATTCTTTTTAAAGTCAATACATATTAGTGGATGGGAAGAGTGTTTGTTGTTCATAGGATTTTTCCTCACTTTCTGCTGTTGATGGTTTTTTTGCTTTTTCTGTGGATTTATCAGTTACCTTCTTCTTTTCTTGTATGTCAAATACTGCGTAGCCTTCAAATATATTAACTTGCATTGATTTTTGATGTTCTTCCACTGGAATACCGAACTGATTCTTCCATTCTTCAGGATAAGAAGGTGTCCTAGCAGTGGTTACAGTTCCATTGTCTTTTAGTGTACGAGGAAATATTTCAGGTGAAGTTAAATCGAAAATGAACAGTATTTCATTGCCAGAACGAATTAGTTTGCCGAGAATCTTGTACCGATAATTAGGATTCCAGTCCATGAGAGATATCACTTTAGCAAAGAAAATTCGACAGGTGATTTGTTTTGGCGAACGTTTTTTCCCAGAGGAACACCAACGAAAAGAGTCTTTTTCTTCTTCTCGACAGGGACGGACAGCCAGTTTTTTTTCAATGGGATTGACTAATATTTGCACATATTCGACATCGGGTAGTTTTTTTATGCAGGCGGTATTTACAGATACCTTGTAGTTATTAAGCGTAAACGAAGGTTCGTAAATATGAGCGAAGAATTCGCCACGTACAACTTGATAACCGTCATAGCTGAAAGAATCATCGTCAGTGACTTCCATTTGATTTGAGGGGTTGGATGCGACTGTTATTGGCATAGGTGTGTTGATTTTCATCATATCAGAAGGTTCTGTAGTCATATTCCATTGATTTGTAGGTTGCTCGCTCATTGGGTGTCTCCTTTAATTTCTGTAATAATATTCTTTATATTTTGTATAATGGTTTCTTTGGGAGTGGTTTGTAGCTCAGGTTCTTTATAAGGTTTACTTTCTGAAGCAGTCTGCCAGTTTTTGTCCGCTGTAAATTCTGTTAATTCTGGCGCTTGAGATTGAGTATAATAATTATTACCGAAGCTATTCATCCAGTCGGCAGGATAAGCTAACACACTCTTAGAATCAGATATTGTATCAGGCGTATTGTTATTGGGGGAGGATACGTCGTTGGTAGTTGTCGGTATTCGTATTTCTGTATCGTCCATGTTGAAGATAAGGACATTTTCATTGTCTTTTTGGTGTGCAACTCCTAATATTCTATATTTGCATTTTTTGTCCCATTTAAATATCTCGTATAATGTTGGCAAAAATGCAGCGCCGGAAATTGGTTTTGGAATAGGTTGACCATCTTTGAGACGTGACCACTGCACTTTATTTTTGGTTTCCGAGGAACATGGTCGGATAGCAAGTAGTTTTGATCTTGGGTGTATTAGCATTTCGACAAATTTTATGTTTGGAAATTTCCGTATAGCGTCTTTGTTAAAAGAGATCTGTTTATATGAAAAAGAAACAGAAATCCGACCAACCGAGGAGAAAAATTGTCCTCTGGCAACTTCATAGTCTCTTAAATCGAAGGAACCGGCGGAAGCAGTAACTGTATCAGGTGCATTCATATTTTCCGGTTTAAGGACGCTTTGAGATGCTTCAAAGTAGTCTCTGGCTTTAAATCCAGACCATCTTGGATTAATGCTTATAAATCCACTTAGAGAGCCTTCTTGTATCACATGTAATTCTGGTAAAATCTCCTTATTTCCATATTTCGCATTTGTAATTAATTTTTGAACAGCTATGAAATCATCTCTGGAGATAATAGCTTCGTGATGTCCGACTTTTCTGTATTGATTACGGTCTTGATTGTTTTTCCTTGATTTATGGTCAAGATAATTCGGAGTCCATGTTTTTCTCGCCAGAACATCCCCACAATGGCGTTCATTTTGAAGGATTTGTAGTATGGTACTGGATGACCAGACATCATTATTCTTTTTTGTTCTACAACCGAGTTCTGTCAAAGAATCAGCAATTTGTTGAGCACTGCTTCCATTCAGATACATATAAAAAATAAGCTGCACAATTTTAGCTTCATGTGGATTGATTACAAGATTTCCATTTTCGTCTTGGTCATATCCGAGCAGAGGAGGTGTAAGGAATATTCCCCGACGAAAACGCATTTCAATGGAAGAATTCATAATTTCACTTTTGGTATGACTTTCTTCCTGCGCAAGTGTTGACATGAATGACAGAATCATTTCGCTTTTGGGATCAAGAGTATTTAAATGCTCTGTTTCAAAAAATACACCGACGGGTGGACGGAGTGAAGAAAGCTCTCGTACATATCGTATACAGTCAACAACGTTTCTTGCAAATCGTGATACACTTTTTGTTATGATTAAATCAATTTTTCCAGCTTCACAATCTTCAATCATTTTTTTGAATGCATCTCTATGTTGAAGCGAGGTGCCGGAAATGCCTTCGTCGGCATATATTTCTACAAGCATCCAATTCGGATTTTTATTTACTACATCCTGATAATGATTTTTCTGTAATTCATATGAGGATGTTTGGCGTGGATCATCCGTAGATACCCTTGCATATACAGCTACTCGTAGTTTTTTCTCTGTTTTAAAAATATCCTCTGGTGGAAGTGCCGGGATTACTTCCAGTTCTTCTGGATCAATACCTTTGTATCTTTGCCGGATTCTGGCTTTTTGTTCATCAATATTACTGCTTCGTTCTTCACTTTCTTTCATCAATAGCGACATCCTTTATAGTTGATATAACTATCATAGAATTTTTTGATTGAAAAAGACATAAACCATCAGTTAAGTGATTAACGGATGGTTTATGTAGAAATAGATATTTGATTGTTATTGAATGATTTAATAATCATTCGGGTTATCAGCATCGTAATTGTGTCTTGAGGATAGATGCCAATCATTGATTCGTAAAATGTTTTTTATGGCTGAAAGAACCTCGAATATGTAACGTTTTTCAGTGCTGGTACAATCTGCCATTAATAAATCAATGTCAGTTTGATATTCCGTAGGATTGTATAACAAGTTCCCATAGAGTAATTCATCAATAGTAATTTCAAGTGCGTTGCTAATTTTGATTAAAGATTCTAAACTGGGTTTACGCTTGGCATTTTCTATATAGCTTATATAAACAGTAGAAAGATCAGCAATTTCAGCCAGCTCCTCGGCAGATAATCCTCGTTGTTTGCGGGTTTCTCTTATACGTTTGCCTATAAGTGCATAATTTATTTCCATGTCCTCACCTCCTTTCCATCACAACTTGACTTTTTTGTGTTGTAGATAGAAAAAATGGTGAGCTATACAACAGCAATTGGTTGTATAAAGAGAAGTATATCATATGTATATAGCAAAAAGAAGATTGTCGATTGATGCGAGAAAAAGGCGATAAGTTGTAATTGAACAACAGCGAAAAAAGGGTTATCATTTATGTATTAAAAATTATGTCTGGGAGGAAAATACATGGCAGATAAAGAGGAAATCAAAACATTGGAGGAATTAGAGGAAAAAGGAAAAATACTGCGGGAGTACAAAGAAAAATTCCGGCAGATGTGCCAAGAAAATAAAATGATAAAGGGTTCGACAGTGCTGAAACTATATGATAAAATTGAAGAGGTACAAAGAGAATATGAGCATTTAGATAATAAGCTGACATTAATGGAATACAACTTTATATAGTTCTATTTTTTTTGTTTTAATACTACTGTTTCCCTTAGTAAATACTTGTAAGATACATCTCTAATATTTTTGCGGATTTCTAGTTACAATTAAGGTAACTACTATCGGAAAGAGGTGTATTTACTTGCGCACAGAGGATTATATTGCGGACAATATTATAGCTTTATGTAAAAAACGTGATATGAGCAAATATCGGCTGTCACAGTTGACTGGTATATCTCAATCTTCGATTGGAAAAATTATTGCTAAAGAAAGTTTACCAACTATGCCTACTGTAGAAAAGATATGTGATGCACTGGGAGTAACAATGGCACAATTCTTTGCCGGAATGGATGTTCCAGTAAGTTTATCAGAATCACAACAAGAGGTTCTGAATATTTGGAATAATCTTGATGAAAAAGAACAGAATGTAGTGATACAAATGCTCCGGGGACTTCAAAAATAAAGGAAACAGTTGTAACGAAAATGTTGACTGTTTCTTTTTTTATGGAGTTGGGAGATTATGGTGATTGAAAAGAAATATTATGATATTGCACAGCGTGAATTGGAAGAAATGCAAAGAGAAATTAATGCAGAAAAAGCGCAAATGTCAGAAGAAGAGATACTAGAGGATAAAAAATGGCATGATGAACAATTGGAAACAATTATTAAAAAGGCAGAAGCTCATATGCGTCGTTTTAAGAAAGTTCCAGATCCTCAAAAAGTAGTGAAATTCACTTTTTTACAAAAAGATGCATTGGAAATTGCACGAAATATGCAGATGAATATAAAAACTGAGCGTAAAGAAGATGATTTATGGGGGACGATAGAAATGTCATTTAATAATATGTGGTTTTTAGATTCGGCTCCTAGTGAATGGAAAGATATTTGGAATAACTTGATGAAAGAAGCTCAGAGAGTGTATATAGAAGCAAAAGATAACATGATCATGTATCAATATTATTATGATTTGGCGGTAGAAGTTCCTTGTGTGTAGACAAAATACAAATAATGATATACTGTGGATATGATATGTAAAAATAGTCGGAGAAAGATTTGTGAATGCACGATTATTTAGGAGGAAAAAAGCATGACCTTACGGTATTTGCTGTTGGAATGCCAGACATTTGAGCCGTACCAGCTTCCGCAGCAGCCGCATTTTATTTAAGTGGAGAAGATGTGTACTCCACTGTGGTATTTCTTGCCTCGACCTCGCTTCAATATCTCACGTTGGACCATCTCGAACACTTCCGGCTCGATAATGGCTTCGTGGTTATTCTCTACATAGTATTGTGGAATTTCTCCCTCATTGACTTTGGTCTTCTAGGTAAGAAAGTCAGTGGTGTAGGACTTCTGTAGAAGAGCATCACCTTTGTACTTTTCGTTTGAGAGAATGCTTTTTACAGCTGATTGATTCCAGTTTGTCTTTCCGCCCGGTGTCAGAATGCCGTCATCGGTGAGCTGTTTTGCTATCCCGTGATAGGTCATTCACTGAAGGAACATACTGTAAATTCGTTTGATGGTAACGGCCTGTTCTGGAGTTACTACAAGGGTTCCGTCAAGACCACAGTCGTAGCCAAGAAATCTCTTGAATGGAACAGTGACCTTACCGTCAGCAAATCGCTTTCTCTGGCCCCATGTACAGTTCTCTGAAATGGAGCGGCTTTCTTCCTGTGCTAGTGAGGACATGATGGTAAGCAGCAGCTCGCCTTTGCTGTCGAAGGTCCAGATGTTCTTCTTCTCGGAATGTATATAGTACAAAATATCTTTTTTATAACACTATATATCGTGGTTTTCTTTGGATATCTCGCATAGATATTGTATTATCTTCAAGTATCATCAAGCGACTTTTGCCTATTTAAGCGACAAAAATATATCTTCGAATTGTCAGACTATAATTGAGAAACAGCCGTAAATATAGTATAATGCCAATTGAATTATTATACCTGAAAGGCGGTTGTACATATGAATGATGTAGAACAGCGTGTGGCGGCGAAAGCCTTTGCCGCATACTGGAAAGATAAAGGATATGAGAAAGGGGAAAGTCAATCTTTTTGGCTGTCACTACTGCGTGACGTTTTCGGGAAAGAGCACCCGGAACAGTTCATACTATTTGAAGAACAGGTGCACTTAGATCATACAAGTTTTATTGATGGCAATATCCCAGAAACAAAAGTTCTGATTGAACAAAAAGGACTGGGCAAAGATTTAAGAAAGCCTATCAAGCAATCAGACGGCACGTATTTAACCCCATTTCAACAGGCAAAACGCTATATAACAGAATTACCGCTGTCACAACACCCGCGTTGGGTCGTTACCTGTAATTTTGAAAAGTTCCTTGTATACGATATGGAACGCCCCGGCGGAGAGCCGGAAGAAATCCTGCTTGAAAATCTCGAAAAAGAATATTATCGGCTTCAATTTTTAGTGGATAGCGGCAACGAACACTTAAAGCGTGAAATGGAAGTTTCCATTGCTGCGGGTGAAATTGTCGGCTTGCTCTATGATGCATTTGCAAAACAGTATGCAGACCCTACAAGTGAACGTGCTATGAAAAGCCTTAATGTGCTTTGTGTCCGGCTTGTATTCTGTCTGTACGCAGAGGATGCAGGCATATTTGGCGGGCGCGGTATGTTCCATGATTATTTAGCGGAATTTGACGCACGCAAAATGCGGCGTGCTATCACAGACCTTTTCAAGATACTTGATACAAAACTCGAAGATCGTGACCCGTATTTAAAAGATGATTTCCCGGAATTAGCAGCTTTCCCATATGTCAACGGCGGATTGTTTGCAAATGAGGATATAGAAATTCCACCCTTTACCGATGAAATCCGCGATTTGTTACTAACAAAAGCAAGTTCTGATTTTGATTGGTCGGAAATCAGCCCTACTATTTTCGGTGCGGTATTTGAAAGCACCTTGAACCCGGAAACAAGACGTTCCGGCGGAATGCATTATACTTCTATCGAAAATATTCACAAGGTTATTGACCCGCTGTTTTTGGATGAATTAAAGGCGGAATTTGAGGAAATCAGAAATATTGCTGTAAAGCGTACACGGGAAAGAAAACTGCAAGATTTTCAAAAGAAGTTGTCAACGCTTACGTTCTTAGACCCCGCCTGCGGCAGCGGAAATTTTTTAACGGAAACTTACCTGTCGTTGCGTCGTTTGGAAAATGAAATCTTACAGGAATTACAAGGCGGTCAGATGGTTTTAGGCTATGACAATATGAACCCGATACAGGTTTCTATCAGTCAGTTCTACGGTATCGAAATCAATGATTTTGCCGTAACCGTTGCAAAGACTGCATTATGGATTGCTGAAAGTCAGATGATGAAAGAAACAGAAAGTATTGTTTTGATGCATCTTGACTTCCTGCCGCTGAAAACGAATGCATTTATACATGAGGGCAACGCACTTCAAGTTGATTGGGAAAGCGTTATTCCGAAATATCAGCTTTCATATATTATGGGAAATCCGCCTTTTGTAGCCCGCGCCGGAAGAACAAAAGCTAAAGATTCATCTTCAAAAGGAATGTTAGATGATACACAGAAAACAGATAGGCTTAATGTATTCGGTGAAGATTTAGGAAATGTTGACTATGTCGCTTGTTGGTTTAAGAAAGCGGCTGTTTTCACCAAAAATACAGCAATCAGATGTGCCTTTGTTGCAACCGATTCAATATGTCAAGGGCAACAGATTTACCCTATTTGGAAAAACATTTTACAAGACGATATTTATATCAACTTTGCATATAAGTTTTTCAAATGGAATTCCGAAGCGGGTAAGACAGCAACTGTTTATGTTATTATTGTTGGTTTTTCACATATTGAAGATAGAGAAGCCCTTTTGTTTTCAGGTGATAGAGTTATAAAAGTACCACATATCAGTCCATATTTGACGGCAGCTGAGGATATTCTTGTTTCATCAAGAAATAAGCCTTTGTGTCAAGTGCCTGTATTTAAGATGGGTAATCAGCCTATTGATAATGGAAATTATCTTTTCACTAAATCTGAAATGGATAATTTTGTTGAAAAGGAGCCAAACAGCCAAAAATATTTTAGACAATGGCTAGATGGGGCAGGTTTTCTAAATAATACATTTAAGTATTGTTTATGGTTGGGTGGATGTAGCCCAGCAGAATTAAAAGCAATGCCTGAATGTTTGAAACTTGTGAAAGCAGTTAAAGAATACAGAGAAAAAAGTAACCGTAAATCAACAAAAAAACTAGCAGATACACCGACAAGATTTCAGACAGAAAATATGCCGTCTGGTAATTATATTGCAGCCCCTGAGGTTTCATCGGGAAATAGGCGATATATTCCAATGGGATTTTTGGATGAAAATACATTTTGTAGCAACAAATTACGTCTCATGAGTGGCGCAACACTATTTCATTTTGGCGTTTTGCAATCAAATGTGCACATGGCCTGGACTAGAACCGTATGTGGATACTATGGTCCTAGTTACCAATATTCAATAAATATTGTATACAATAATTTCCCATGGCCTACCCCTACAGATGCACAAAAGGCAAAAATAGAACAGACAGCACAGGCTATTCTTGATGCGCGAGCACTTTACCCCGATAGCAGTCTTGCAGAACTTTATGATGAAGTTTTAATGCCGCCGGAACTTATCAGGGCACATCAAGCAAATGATCGTGCGGTTATGGCTGCGTACGGCTTCACAAAAGGAACGCCGGAATTTTCAAGTGAATCTGCCTGCGTTGCGTCCCTTATGCGAATGTATCAAGAATTGACAAAGTAATCATCTTACCCGGCGGCTGCAATATAGCTTTAAATCTGCTTTGTAGCCCTCGAATACATCAACCCGCGTTATATAGTACAAAGGGACAAAATAAACCAGGTTTACTTTTGTGTGCGAGCGGACTTTATACATTATATGACGTACTTCAAAAAAATGATTGGAACGAACATGAAATAGAAAATCGTGCAGAATGGCTCTTAGCTAATGCACAGAATATTTGGAAAATATAGAGTATTCCAAATCCATAAAAGCTGAATGAAAACCAATATGGGAATTTTACAGGTGATACAAAATTTGTAAAATTTTCATATTGGTTTTTGTGATTTGTAAAAAATCATAAATTTGGATACTGAGTAAGGTTATGGATTTTGGATTTTTATGTATTTTTCAATTTTGGATAAGGCTCCGAAATTGGTAATTTTGCGGAAGTGTATCCACACTTCCTGTCCTTGCTATTTTTTAATCACATGGTGATTTCACAGGGATATAGGGCTGTTTAGCCTATTTTTTCTCCCTGTGCTGTGACCGAAGAAATTCGAGGAACCAATTATATATTTATGCTGAATGTGAGGAACTGGGGAG